CTTCTTCTTTCAATTTCATTTTAATATGACAAGGTTTATTGAAGATATATCCAACTACTTTTTCTTCAATAACCATTTCTTGAATATCTGCGATTACATCCTCTCCGGATTTCAATAGTGCAAGTTTTACAGTCATTTTTGTCTCATACCTCCGATTATTCTAGCAATAAAAAAAGGAGGAGTCAACCTGGATTTTGCCAGGTGCTCCTCATGCGCCGACGATATTCAATTATATTTATCTCTTTCTTTTAAACTTACAAACTTTCTTTCCAGGAAGCATAGCATATGTAGTGGTTTTTCCATAACATTTTGGTTTTGATGGCATAACACCATATCCAAAATCACCTTTCATTTCTTTAATTATAGGGACAAATTCCTGAAAAGTTTTCATTTTTTTTTATTTTTATTTAGAGATAATCTTTTCTCTTATGATGCTCTGGAACAATCCTACCAAGAGTGACTGTCAGAAGTCCATCCTCAAAATCAACTGATCTAACTTCTGTGTCATCAGAGAGTGTCCAGGAACGTGTAAATGACCGTTGAGCAAGACCCTTGTGAAGATAGCTTGATTGTGTTTCTTTATCTTCTTTTTTACCATCTACAAAAAGTTTTCCATCTTGAGTATAAACAAATACTTCTTTCTTTTTAAATCCAGCAAGTGCAAGTTCAAGTCTCGATTCTACGTTGCTTACTTGAACTAGGTTGTAGGGTGGATAGTTAGAAGTTGTCTCGTGAATTTTAAAAATACGATCAAAGTATTCATCCATACCAATCGTATTGCGATTAATTCTTTCCAGCAAAGCAGGAAGATCCGCAGCCTGATACTTCATCAGATTAGTCATTATAGTAGCTCCTTTAAAAGCGAGTTTGTGTTTTGTGGATCCTTACGGCATCCATTACTAATTATACAAGAAACGAAAAAAAGAGGAATGGTAAAACCGAACCTCTTTTTAGGGTGTTCCGACTTTTGTAGAGTGCCGCACGAATGGCACGGAACTATTTATTCAGTTTCTACTGATTTTCCTTTTTTACCAATATTATATTTTTGCTCTAAAATCCAGTCACCTTTATCTTTGTACGAAAGAACTTTAATTTGATTGAGTGGTGCAATATCAGCGACAGAATCTACTTTTACCACTGTAATCAAACCCCAATCAGCAAGAAGACGTGCAATACGATTACGACGCTGAACATCATTCACAGTAAGATTTGCATGTTTGCCATCAAGAGCAAACAGTTCCTTAAAGTGAACAATATAATATCTACCCTGCTTGTGAAGAATATGGCAGGATTGATAAAGTTTTTTCTCCTTTCTTGATGCAACTCCGATGCGAGTCAAAGTTTCACGAACTTTCAGAAAATCATCAGGTTCATTAAGAATCACCTCTACCATTTGGTCCTGAGACCATTCAACAGTAGGTTCTACCGTAGTAGTCATTTTTTTCCTCCAATATCAAGTCTTTGTTTGATGAAAGTTAGTTGTTCTTTTGTTAAGATTTTCAGTGCTTGAGATGCCTTCTCATTACTATAACCATAGTATGATTTAACACATTCTAAGTCTGTAATCTTATCTTTACGGAGCCAGGGAGAAAATCTCTTCCGTTTCCTTAGACTATTTAGATAAAATGAATATTGCATATCTTTATCAAGTTGATGCATCATATTCATTTCATTTGCAAAAAGAACACAATCAATATGTCCAGACAAACATTTATTAATAATGTAAGGAGGATAGTCTTTAATACTCTCCGATAGATCTTCTTTTGTAAAATTAATTGAGTTCAACCAGTCCTTCAATTCCATAATTAAAAAGCAAGAGTTCTTTACGTTGTTTTTGCTCACGCATATATTCACCAACAGAACGCATCGTGTAAGTCAAATCAAACTCAGCAGCATTCCAGTTCTTAAAACGATCTTTTACAAGTTGATCTGAGTTATAACTGACTAATTGATCCATATTGTTAGTATCACAATCAGAAGCAAACTTATCGTGATCAAATCCTTTGTGCATTGATCCCTTTCTGCCATAGAGATTATCCTTAATGTCATAAGGAGGATCGAGATACATAAAAGCACCTTTGTTTCCATCCATCAGATAATCATATGAATAGTTAGTTATACGCCAATTAGCAATTAACTTGGAATACTCTGGCAATTTTCCAATTCCTCGCAAGGAAAAATTGGAGTTACTTGCTTGCTCTGAAAAAGATGAACTTTCGGTAAGACCACTAAAAGAGCATTTGTTAACAATATAGAAAGCGACAGCACGATTAAAGTTCGTTTCAGACTCATCATTTATATGCTCCTTTGACTTTAGAAAGAGTTCCCTTGCAAGTTCGGGAGTATTGTAAGCAACTTTACAATCAACCAATTCATTCTTCAGATCATTCCCAAACATCTGGAGTTGTTGCCAGAAGTTTACAAGAGGTTCATAAAGGTCATTTACCCAAATATTTAATCCAGGATACTTCTTTGTGATATAAATTGCAACGCTTCCCCCACCAAGAAATGGTTCACGGAACTCATCATAATTGCGAAGGTCGGGAAAATAAGGTCCCATCTTTTCACAAGCACGGGACTTACCACCAGGGTAGCGGCAAGGGGTCTTAAGAGATTTCATTTAAACTCAACCTCGCACATAAGTTCTGTTAATGCTGCTAGGAGGTTAATTTCTTGGTCAGCCACGAACGCACATTGGTATTGATACTTAGCAATAACAAGAACGGCAGCAGGGATAGATGAGGGAACAAGGTGATCAAAAGCGGCGTCATAAACCCTGCGAAGAAGGTGAGAAGCGTCGTTGTCCAAGTTGGAGACCACCCACTTTCGGACTTCAGGAAAGTTTTTATCCTTGAGAGATTTGACAAGTTCATTTACAGGTACATCAGAAAAAGAAGCAAGAATACCAGTGTCAATTTTACCGCCAGTAGAATACCTCTGGACTTCGTTTAGAACACGTCGAAAATCGGGAAAGTGTTTAGATACGAGTTCCGCAACGACTTTTTGATCATACTCAATCTTTTCCTGATCGAGGATAGATTGGAGTCGTTGAAAGAAACTACCTGCAAGTTGCACTCGTTGCTTTCCTTTGATTGTGAAGTCAATGACTGCGCAACGAGAGTGAAGAGGTTCAATGATTTTGTTTTTGTAGTTGCAGGTGAAGATGAATCGGCAGTTGTTATAAAATGCCTCAATATTCGCCCGTAGTAGGAGTTGTACGTCGTTGCCTGTGTTATCAGCCTCATCGATGATGATGACTTTGTGTTTAGAAGATCCCGTAAGTGAGACGGTCGAAGCGAAGTTCTTTGCTTGATTCCGTACAGTATCCAGGAAACGTCCTTCGTCGGATCCGTTGATGACATAAAAATCTGCTCCCAACTCATTACACAATGCTTTTGCAATGGTAGTTTTACCAATACCAGGAGGACCTGCAAGAAGAAGGTTCGGAATCTCTCCTTTCTCTACAAACTCCTTAAATGTTTTTTTAGTTTCATCAGGAAGAATACAGTCATCAATTACTTGAGGACGATATTTTTCCACAAAAAGAAATTCACTTGTCATAATTTAGACCCAATCAGGTTTGCGTTCAGGCATACGGAGGTAATTATCAGACACCCAAGGTTTAGATGCGATATACCTTTTGTATGCTTCAAATGTATCAATAGTTTCGTCAAACTTCCATTCCTCAGGCATCGCACGAGCAAATGGAGTCACTTCTGTAATCTTACCTTTAGGAAACAAATAGTATGCATCCACAAGTGTCTTATAACAGGAGTGTGTTTTATTATACCGCAGGCAGTATTCATCGGACAAGTTTAGTCCCCATTTAATTAACCAGTAGGCATTATGGATACTCTCCATTGCCCACTTGGTACAGGGATGATTGCGGAATGCTCCTTTCTCGGTCTTGTAGGGAGTTCCATCCGCCTTAGGGAGAGTGCCGTACCCATGTCCCCACTTCTCTGATGCCACGATAGAGAGCATTTGACAACACTCTAGAGGCATTTTACATATGTGCTTATCGGGGAGGCAAATGGCACTCTCAGCAGGGAATGGATTTGTAACGAAAATGTTCATCAACCAAAAGTAGAATCAGGCTCCAGAGCAATATGATAAGTCACATTAAATCCAGTGTTCTTAAATCGTGACAGAAGTTTACTTGAAATTACTACCTCATAGTTTCCAGGAAGAATCTTAATATTTTCTACTTTGAAGTTAAAAGTAAAAACTTCATCAGTTTCACCAACAACTACAGAGAAGTCATTGGAAGTATCATTCTTCTTATCACGAACCACCAGTTTCACCACACCTGCTTCACCAACCACAGACAGGTCAGGAAGTTGATAAACAGCAGCAGCCTTAAGCAGTTTATCAAGTTCTTTGGTATCAAGAAGGAAACAAACATCTTCACTAGGCAGAACAATATCCTTTTCAGGAGGAGTGACAATTACATTAGGATCTGCAAAGAAATACTTGGAACGTGACTTACCTTCTTTGATGACAACATAATTATCATTCTGAAAATCAAGTTCAGCATTCTGATGAAGATTCAAACCATTCAAAAATTGATTCAAATCATAGATACCAAAATCTTTAGGAAGTTCTTCTTCAATTGTTGCTTCTGCAAGAATATTTTTCATCACTGAAATACTACGCAATTGATTTCCCTTTTTAAAGAGAATACTTTGATTGATAGAAGAAAAGTTTTTTAGAAGTGTGAGAGTTTTATCAGAAAATTTCATTTTTTACATATTGTAAGTTTGTTAATTTTGTTTGTTCTTCTAAAGATAAAGAACAAAATAGTTCCCAAGCAGCAGCAAGTTGTGCATTGGATTTTTTCCTATGACAATCTTTGCAAAGAGATTGTAAGTCGGGAATTTCTTTTTTTATACATTCCCAACTCATTGCAGATGGTCTTTTATTCCATACAACATTTCCTCCAGTGTTTCCTGTTCTTTCTCTAGTTTGTTTTTCCTTTTCGGTAGATGTTCTCGGCATAATGTGGTCAAATTCTATATTTGAAGTAGACCCACATAAAACACAACATCTACCGACATTTTCAAGTAAATACTCTTTCTTTTTATTGTAATGGTCTCTTTGAAGTTGTCTTTGTTTTTCTCTATTTTTATTTTTCCATTCTTGTTGGTACTCTTTCCTAGTTTTTTCTTTGTATTCGTTTTTAGGCATCAATGTTCTTCAACTATTACTATTTAGAAAAATATTTAGTTTCATAATAATCAGCGAAATTCAGAGAGACCATTATCTTTGCGGGTGTAATGCCCATCAAAATGAAGTAGAAGCATAGCATAGTGAATCACTTTCATCAAATCACGCTTGTTACGCCCATCCTTGTCACCATAACGAGAACCATATTTGAGGATGTTTGCCTGACAGAAACCTGCTGCCAGTTTCTTTGCTGCCATAAGGTCAATGGTTTGAATATCATCGTAACCATCTTCATCTCCACAGTAATGACCGTGATAGGTGCTGGTTACGTATTCTTCAACATCCTTAAGGATTTTATCTTCGTTATATTTCCAAAGGTGATTTTTTTTATCAGTCATACTTACAGGTTTTTTTTCAATTTCAATCATATCATTAGAATTAATTGAGAACACATATTCGGTTCCGTAAAGATGCTCATCCATAATAAAAGAGGAGATAGTTTTACCTCCTCATATTCTATCAAATTTGAGCAGGATAGTCAACATATTCTACTGTCAGTTCAGGTTGTGATGGCATTTGGAAATCAGCATCTACCTTGTCATACAGTTCCAGGAATGCTTGCTTGGTTTCGTCATCAAAACGATTTACACAGACCTGGATTGCCTTTGCTTTATCACCAAAGATACTGAAAGCGCGAACAACATGAACTAAGCGGCGAGTGCTGATAATTTCCTCAATGCCACCATCATAGAAAGTCTTGCGGATAATGTCCGCCCAATCCACAAGGCGCTTGCAGAAGTCACGGTCTTCTACGCCAAGGTCCAGAGCGATGCCTTCCAGGATCTTTTGCTCAGTAGCAGGAGCGGGATAGAACTGCTCAAAGGTCACAGGAAAACGCTCCAGGAACGCCTCATTGAGCACGTTGGTGCCGATGAAGCGACCGTCATCAGAACCTTTACCCTTGGTGTTGGCGGTGGCGATAACGTTGAAACCATCTGCAGGTTTTACGAAACGACCGATTTTTTTAAGAAATACACCTTTACCTTCAAGAATGGACTGAAGACATAGAATCTTATTGGAAGCAAGGTCAATTTCATCCAGAAGAAGAATTGCGCCGCGCTCTAGTGCTTCTACTACAGGACCATTATGCCAGGCAGTTTCTCCGTTCACAAGACGGAAACCGCCGATGAGATCATCTTCATCGGTTTCAATAGTAATGTTTACACGGATCAGTTCACGCTTAAGTTGAGCACACGCTTGCTCCACAGAGAACGTTTTACCATTACCCGAAAGACCCGTAATGAACGTAGGATAAAAGAGACGGGACTGAATAATCTTTTTAACATCAGCAAAATTGCCAAACTTGACGAAGGTATCATCTTTATCAGGAATGAGATTTTGTTCAGCAGCAGGAATAACTGCGGGAGATTGATATGAACGTTCGATTTCTTCCACCTTTTGTTGTGTCACTTCCAAGTTCCATTTACCATGACCGATTTTAAATTCATTGATTTTTTTGGTGACGGTTTGATAGTTTGAATCATTCATATTACACCAAGCGCGAATATCTGCGCTGGTAATATTATTACCGTACAGATTCTGGAGAGAAGTGCGGATGTAATCAGAAGAAAGTGACATTTTTGAAGTGGTGTTTTGTTTCAACATAGTCATTATAAATGAAAAAAAGTGTCAGAAGGATGCTCAGTGGTCAGTTTGCCAACTGGTTCCTTAGTTTATCGAGGTAGTCAGAACTGGCAATATGAGCAGTGTAACCAGGATAATATTTCTCTACAAGTGTAGGAATACCTAAAGCAGTAGTTACACTATTACATTTAATCCAAACTTCTTTGGTATCATATTTTAATACATGCTCAAAAGGAAATTTTTGTTTCATGCTACCAAAGAAATAAACTCACCAAGAACTTTCTTATTTAGTTTTTTGGTTTTCAAAGACTTGACAAAAGCAGATTTAATCTGAGATTTAGTAGCATCTTCCGCAACTTCAAATTCAGTATCCTGAGCAAGTGCAGTTGCTGACATTCCAAAGTAAGCATCATAACCAGAATTGGTAATAGTGAAACTCTTCAGTTTCTTCCAATCATTCTGGATTTTTTCGTACTGCTTATCAGTTTGTGAATGATAAAGTCCAATGAAACGCTGAGCATTCCGACTTTCAAGTACACGAATGCCAATAAAGTTTGTAGATGAAAACTTATCCTTCAGGTTATTGAGGAGAGTATCAGTAAATCCATGATATCCATAATCGATTTTATATGTAGTTCCAAGTTTGCGATCACGAAGAAATGTACTATGAGGATTTATATAACCACTACCAAGATATGGTTTTTTCTCCCAGACACGTTTTACTTCTCGATGATAACAAAGTTGATTTGCCTCACCATCAGTCAAAACAATACACTGAACCTTCTGAAGTTTGTTCTCTTTCTGAAACTTAGGAAGAATTTGATGAAGTGAAATAAGTGCTTCATTTAGAGGAGTTCCAGACAAACACAGACGATTGGGATAAGTGTAATGAGAATGATATGTCCTAGAGAAACAATATGCAAGACGCCAAATATTAAGGAGTTGATGCTCAAGTTCTTTACCAGATGCTTTGCTGGTAAGAATATTCATCATCGAAAAAGTTTCATCCACAATCAACAGACTTTCTTTCTTCTCATAGTGAGGAGTGCGGTCAGCAGCAGTATATTGTTGAGTTTCATAATCATATTCCACACGACGCCATTCATTCGTGAAAGCATACACTTCAAAAGGAATAGAAACTTTTTTACAGAACCACACCAGATTGAAGAGTTGTTTACAAGTATCAAGCATAACATCGCACATAGAACCACTCCAGTCCAGCACAAACACCAGACCATGAT